ACACAGTGGAGCGTAGACATATAATGGCCCCACGTAATTACAAAAAAGAAAATGCTAACTATAAAAGTAGACCAGAGCAAATAGCTAAACGTGTTGGTCGTAACAAAGCTAGGCGAATGGCTACAAAAGCAGGCTTAGTTAAAAAAGGAGATGGTAAAGACGTAGATCATAAAAACGGCAATCCATTAGATAATAGAAAAAGTAACCTACGGGTGCAGAAAGCATCTAAAAACAGATCGTTTCCAAGAAACAAAAAAGCAGGAAAGGCTTAATACAATGATGGGCATGAAAAAGAAAGATAAGAAAAGCGTACAAGGATACATGGGCGGTGGTATGGCTAAAAAACCTGCAAAGATGATGGGTGGAGGCATGGCTAAGAAGTCTATGGGCTACAAAAAAGGCGGTATGGCTAAAGCTGGTGCGTCTAATCCTCCTAACAGAAAAGCTAAGAAGTAACATGGCAAAGGGTGTACAGCATTACTATAAGGACGGGAGAAAGTTTAATGGGGTTAATCATAAAATGTCTGATGGGACCTTACACACTGGTAAAACTCATACTAAAGGCTCTAAACCCTTGGTCCATTTTAAAGATCTTACCAAGGCAGCAAAAGAAAAATCTAAACGTGCCTAAGTATTTAGTAGGAAAGAAAAAAAGTAATGGCTAGACAACTAACAGAAAATCAAACTAAATTTCTGGAGGTTCTGTTCGATGAAGCAGGGGGTAATCACGCTGTAGCAAAAAGACTAGCTGGCTATAGTGAGAATACCCCTACTAAATCTGTAAGAGATGCTTTAAAGGATGAAATCTTAAGCGCAACTACAGATTACTTAGCACAGATTGCACCTAAAGCTGCTATAGCTATGGCTAGTGCCTTAGATGATCCTACTGAGTTAGGCATACGAGACAAGATGGCTGCAGCTAAAGATCTATTAGACAGAGGTGGCTTTGGTAAAGTAGATCGAGTTGATGTAAATTCTTCTGGTGGTGGCGTATTTATATTGCCAGCTAAAGAAGGTACGAACGAATAACTAAAAGAGACTTAGGCTATTGGGAACTACCAAAGCCGCGCAGAGGCCAAGAGAGAAATTGGCACACAATAGCAAGAGTATCCTTACTACAAATTCCATTTGGGTATGAAGTTAATCCTACCAATGAAAGACTACTAGAGCCAATAGCACACGAGCTTGACGCATTAGAACTTGCCAAACAGCACGTCAAACAGTATAGTATTAGAGATGTAGCACAATGGCTGACAAGACAAACAGGGAGAAGTATCTCCCACATGGGTTTAAAGAAAAGATTAAGCATTGAGCGAAAACGTAAGAAAGCAGTTATTATTAAACGGAGACTTGCCCAACGTCTCCAAGAAACGCTACAAGAGATCGAAAAGCTCGAAAACGGTAGAGTTGGAGCCTACTCCGATAGAAAGCCCACAGCAGAATAAAACAGTTCCTGCAGTCCCAATGGCTGCTCCGTTTGACACAGAAATTGCACAAGACATAGTTTTCCAGCCTAATGCTGGCCCACAAACAGAATTCTTATCATCATCGGAACGAGAAGTTTTATATGGTGGTGCTGCAGGTGGTGGTAAATCTTATGCAATGTTAGCTGATCCATTACATGGATTAAACAGTCCTAACTTTAGTGGGCTACTAGTCAGACACACAACTGAGGAACTTCGTGAACTTATACAAAAAAGCCAAGAACTATACCCTCGTGCAATACCAGGTATCAAATGGTCTGAGAGGAAAAGTCAGTGGACCTCACCTAGAGGTGGAAGACTTTGGATGTCGTACCTCGACAAAGATATGGATGTTACACGTTATCAAGGTCAGGCATTTAACTGGATCGGTTTTGACGAGCTAACACAATGGAGTTCTTCCTACGCCTGGGACTATATGAGATCTCGTTTACGTAGTGCCTTCTCAAAAGAACTAGGTTTGTACATGAGAGCTACTACAAACCCTGGTGGTCTTGGACATCAATGGGTTAAGAAAATGTTTATTGATCCTTCTCCTTTGCGAGAACCTTTTTGGGCTACAAATATAGAGACAGGAGAAGAAATACGATTTCCTAAAGGCCACACTAAAGAAGGACAACCTTTATTTAGACGTAGATTTATTCCTGCTAGTTTGTTTGACAATCCTTATTTGGCTGAGAGTGGCGACTACGAAGCAATGCTTCTTTCTCTTCCAGAACATTCAAGAAAACAATTACTAGAAGGTAACTGGGATGTAAATGAAGGTGCTGCTTTTCCTGAGTTTAATAGAAAGATACACGTAGTTGATCCATACAAGATACCAACCAACTGGACAAAGTTCAGAGCTTGCGACTACGGATACGGAAGTCACACAGGTGTTGTATGGTTAGCAGTAGCACCAGATGAATCCTTAGTAATATACAGAGAATTGTATTGTTCTAAAGTTACAGCAACCGACTTAGCTGACATGATACTCGACGCAGAAAAAGAAGATGGCACAATAAGATACGGAGTACTTGATAGTTCGTTATGGCATAATAGAGGAGACACTGGTCCTAGCCTAGCTGAACAAATGAATATGAAGGGGTGTAGATGGAGACCCTCTGATAGATCAAAAGGCTCTAGGGTGTCAGGAAAGAACGAATTGCATAGAAGACTACAAGTTGATGAGTTTACAGAAAAACCACGGATGGTGTTTATGGCTACATGTACAAACACAATAGCACAACTACCAGCTATTCCTTTAGACAAACGTAACCCAGAAGATGTAGATACTAATTCTGAAGATCACCTTTATGATGCTTTAAGGTATGGCATTATGACAAGACCTAGAAGTTCTATATGGGACTTCAACCCAGCAACACAACGATCAGGCTTTCAAGCGGCTGATCCTAGCTTTGGATATTAAATATGGCAGAAATAGACGACCTATCATTTGAGACAGACAACGTAGTAGCCGCAGAAGATGCAGAAGATAAAATCTTTGAATCCTCTAATGCGGTTGTTTCGTTTGTATCAGAAAGATTCAAGAGAGCAGAAGATGCCAGAGAAGGCGATGAAACAAGATGGTTAAGAGCATACAGAAACTATAGAGGTTTATATGGACCAGATGTTCAATTCACTGAAACGGAGAAGTCTCGTGTATTTGTTAAAGTCACCAAGACTAAGACACTGGCTGCATATGGGCAGATCATTGATGTTCTATTTGGTAATAACAAATTCCCTTTATCTGTGGACCCTACTCTTTTACCTGATGGTGTTAGTGAGTCAGTACATATTAATATAGACCCAGCAGCAGAAGCTGGACTTGATAGCATAAAATCTTCTTTTACAGACAGCCCACCAAAACCTTATTTAATTGGCCCCGACACAGACTTAAAACCTGGGGAAACACTAAGAGACTTACAAAAAAGACTTGGTGGTATGGAAGAAAAATTAGCTCCTATAGGTGAAAAACTTATTGAGGGGGGAGGCGGCACAGCTACAACGGTCACTTTCCATCCAGCAATGATTGCCGCTAAAAAAATGGAAAAGAAAATACACGACCAGCTAACTGAGTCAGGTGCATCTAAGCATCTTCGTAGTATGGCATTTGAAATGGCCTTGCTAGGTACTGGCGTAATGAAAGGTCCTTTTGCATTAGATAAAGAATACCCTAACTGGGGCGAAGAAGGGGAGTACGATCCTCTTATTAAGACTGTGCCAGCAACAAACCACGTATCTGTTTGGAACTTCTACCCCGACCCAGAAGCTGCTAGTATGGATGATGCAGAATACACAGTAGAGAGACACAAGATGTCTCGTAATCAATTAAGAGGTTTAAAAAATAGACCTTACTTTATGGTTGATGGCATCGAACAAGCAATAGACAAAGGTGCTGACTATCAGCTCAAGCACTGGGAAATGAATATGGAAGACGACGATGCAAAACATAACGCTACAGAACGGTGGGAAGTCCTAGAGTTCTGGGGATTTGTTGACATCGACATCCTTGAAGATAACGGGGTTAGTATCCCTAAAGAATTAAAAGATTTACCAGAAGTGAACTGCAACATCTGGTGCTGCAACGGTGAAGTGCTACGAATGGTGTTAAACCCATTTAAACCTGCACGTATTCCGTATTACGCTGTTCCATTTGAACACAACCCATATAGTTTCTTTGGTGTAGGTATTGCCGAAAACATGGACGATACCCAAACACTAATGAATGGCTTTATGCGTATGGCGATTGATAATGCTGCGCTATCTGGTAATCTTATTATCGAGGTTGATGAAACCAACCTTGTTCCCGGTCAAGACATGTCTGTATACCCAGGTAAAGTATTCCGCAGGCAAGGCGGTGCGCCTGGGCAGGCATTGTTCGGCACTAAGTTTCCTAACGTAGCTGGTGAAAATATGCAGTTGTTTGATAAGGCTAGAGTATTAGCTGACGAAAGCACAGGCTTCCCTAGTTTTGCACACGGACAGACTGGTGTGTCAGGTGTAGGACGTACTGCTTCAGGTATATCCATGTTAATGTCAGCCGCTAATGGTAGCATACGTTCTGTAGTTAAAAATGTAGATGACTATCTTATTGCTCCTATGGGCAGAGCTTTCTTTGCTTTTAATATGCAATTCGACTTTGACCCAGATATACGTGGAGACTTAGAAGTTAAAGCTAGTGGTACTGAAAGTCTAATGGCTAATGAAGTACGAAGTCAACGACTGATGCAGTTCTTAGGTACGGTACAGAACCCAGCCCTAGCACCATTTGCTAAGATGGATTACATCATTAGAGAGATAGCTAAGAGCATGGACTTAGATCCAGATAAAGTCACAAACTCCTTACAGGATGCGGCTATTCAAGCAGAGCTATTAAAGAGCTTCCAGCAGCCCCCACCACCACCTCCTGGGGCTGAAGGAGCAGGACCACCAGCACCTCCTGGAGGTGCGCCTCAGGCTGTAGCTGGTGCAGATGCAATGGACGCAACAGGTGGCGGTGGAGGCCAAGTAGGAACAGGAATGGCTTTAGCTCCAGGTGAAGAAGGATTTACTGGCAATGTCGCTTAAAACTTTTGTTAATAATAAAGCAGAGTGGGATGCCTTTACAGAAGAGCTAGAAGCTAGAATTGCTATAGCACATCGTAATTTAGAACAAGCCAGTACTTCTATAGAAATGCACAGAGCGCAAGGAACTGTACTTGCTTTACGCCAACTAAAATATTTAAGGGATAAGATTAATGGCATTAAATGAACAGACTGAAATGGCATTTGGGGACCAGCCTCCAAGAATAGACCCTGTAAGTGGTAACGAAGTACCTCCAGGTGCTTTGCCTTCGGAAGTTAGAGATGACATACCTGCACGATTAAGTGAAGGTGAATATGTTGTGCCAGCAGATGTTTTGCAATTTTTTGGTATAAAGTTTTTTGAAGATCTTCGCACAAAAGCTAAAACAGAACTTGCTGGACTTGAAGAAGGTGGACGAATGGGTGGCGAACCTATGCCTATGGAAGGGCAGGGAGAGTTACCTTTTTCTTTAGATGAATTACAAACATACAATGCAGAAGACGACGGTATGGCAGCTAATGAAGGCGGTATGGTTGCAGGATTTAGTCATGGTGGAATGTCACATTCTGATACTGACGCAGGTACTCCTGATTATCCCTCAGGTATATCATCTAACTTCTCTATGCCAAGTACAGTATTCAAGACATTTGTAAACGAAGCAGGGCTAAGAATGTTTATTAGGTTTGTAAACGGTGTACCAATGTCGCCTATTCCTACTGGCTACACAGAAGAAGGAGTTGAAGTTTCTGCTCCTGTGCAAACTCCTGTTGCTATAGACCCAGAAGACAACAGAAGCCAAGAACAAATTGATTTAGAAAACAGTCCGTTTGTTAAACCTTTTGAAATAATGACTAAAGCAGAATTAGCTAGGTTTGCAGCCGAAATATCTAAGACTAAAGTATACAATGCTATAACGGGTATTCCAGGTATGATTGGTTTTGGAGCAAAAGCGCAAGAAAAAAGATGGTCAAATTACGTATCTAAAGTAAATGAAATGGGTACAGAGAGCCAAATAAATTTTGTTAACGGCTTGCAAACAAACATAGATGCAGGTGATAGAGATGCAAATATGTCTATAGCAAAAGTTAACA